TACTTCGCCCTGCCCTTTGCAGTCAGCCCAGCGCCCCTTGAGACGGGCAACTTCTCACCACGACCGACCGCCAGCGATGGTCCACGCTTTCTAGCCACGAAGCACCTCCTCATGCTTGAGTATCGACCCGAGTGTGTCTGTGCCGAACTCGGGCTTCTCGGGGATCGGCTGCCCCACTTCATCACACAGCATGAGCGCACCAGCCAGCGCGATGACGCGGTCACCGTGCGACTCACGCGCACCAGTTGCTTCGTCGCGCCGAGACCCAGCCTCGATGCTGCCATCGTCAAGCACCACATACTCCAACATCTCGTCGAGGCACTCTTCGCTGCGGACGATGCACTCGCCCTGCGCCAGTTGCCTTGCGAGGTTGCCAAGCAGCGTGCGCTTGGCACGCTTGCTGCTGGTCCAGCCGATACGCAGAGTGCGCTGCTCGGCGAGCGTGCCTTCCTGACGCTGGCGGTAGACGTTGTGCCATGCGGCTCGCTCAAAGTCGTGCTGCATCGACGCGCCGGGTCCGTTGGTCTCCCAGCCGATCAGCGGCTCGCGCCGCCCACGCCACACCTTGCGGCAAGCCTGTGCGACTTCCAGCGCGAGGTCGTAGGGCGGGATGTTCGGATCTGCGAACTCGGCGACCACCTCGCGCTTGACCGCATCCATGATGCACACCGCCGCGTTCGCGCTGCCCGTGCCGTACGACGGATCGATGAACACGACGTACTCGATGGTGCGCTGTGGTGCAGCCCACACACGCCAGCGACCCTGCGGCTGCTGATCCAGTTTCCCGTTGACCACCTCGCAGCGTCGCGGTGTCTTGCCGAACTCCTCGCGGTGCTGCGTGACGATGTGCGACGCAAAGAACGACGCGCCGCTGCCCACGCTCTCGGCGAACACGTTCTGCGCGAGGTCGATGCGATCACGGCGGCGCAACTGGTCGGCCAGCCACGGTGTCCATGTGTACGTCGCACCAGCGAACCCGGTGACGCTGCCGTCCTCGTCAACGCGCTGCACAGCGCCGCGTCCCTTCTCGGGGTGCTGCCAGTACATCAACTCGACCAGCCTCGGCTCGCCTGTGGTGCGTGCAACACTCACCAGCCTCGCGTACTCGGTTCCCGCGCCGATGGGCGTGCTGCACGCGATGCGACACGACGAGCAGTCAGCAGCCGAGCGCCACGCAGCGTCGGCGTGGTCGAGCGCTGCGAACTCGTCGAACAGGATCAGCGTGCGACGGCCACCGCGTCCGATGTGTTCGGTGCTTGCCTGACCCGCAATCGTCGCGCCGCTCTCGGGATGCCGCAGCATCATGTGCTGCCGCCACTCGCCGCCCTTGGCGAAACGCTCGGGCTTCGCTGGCAGCAGCCATTCGGGCTGCGATGCGATCAGGTAGTCCACTTTCCAGAACAGGCTGTCAGGGTCGCCCGTGCGGTCAACGAGATCCTCGACGCGGCTGACGAGCAGCGACTGCCAGCCGTGGAACATCCAGCCCCACACAGCGATGGCAGAGAGCAGCCACGACGCTCCCATGTCGCGAGTCTTCCGCACCACAACGTCGCGACCATCGCGCACGCCAGCGATGATCTCGCTCGCCGCGACGCGCTGGCAGTCCCACAGGACGAACGGCGTGTGCGGCGTGATGACAGGGCGTTCGCGTCCGGTCGCATCGATCTCCTTCACGCGGTACGTCCACGCGCAGCATTCACACCACGCTGCGAAGTCTTCGCGCAGCGCTGCGTGAAGGTGCGCCTGATCAGATGGGCTTGCTCGAATCACGCGCTCGCGCAGCGCGACGATGCGATCAGTTTCGCTCGACACCGATCCGCGCTCCCCACTCGCGCAGCATCTTCGCGCCAGTACTCGCGTCGCCGTTCTCGACCTTGATCGAGCCGCCGTCAGCGCCCGTGTGTTCGATGTTCATGCGCTCGCGGTACTTCTTCGGTCGCAGCGCCTTCAGCCGGAAGATCAGCAACGTCGCAGCGCTGCGATCCATCTGACGCTTGCCAGCGATGGCCTCGTCAGCGATCTTCTCGTAGCGGTCTGCGATCTCGATGTCCAACTGCTCCAGCGCTGCGTGGAACTCGGGATCGATGCGCCGCCACGACGAGGGCGTGCTGATGGCAACGCCAGCGATGCCGCACGCGCCGTCCCAGCCGTGATCTGGGAACGCAGCCAGCCATGCCTTCTTTGCGGCTTCGATATCCCCGGCTGCGCTCTTCGGCGGTCTGCCGGGTCCACGACGCTTGGGGGCTGGGGTGGGCTGGTTTGCCATGCCCTACCTGATTACCACCCCTTGCGACGAAAGTCACGAAATCCGCTGGATTTACTGGCTTGCACGCAACGCGAATGCTGATAGTCTTATGTGGTGCATTGTGGGAGTGTTCCCACAGCACGACGCAACCCAGCCGGAGAGACCCATGAACATCGTCGAAGAAACCGTCCGCGCCACCACTCGCAACTCGCTCGCTGCTTGGATCGAGCGCCACCACCGGAACGTCCAGTACATCAACGGACGCGACACTCTCGCCAGCGTCAAGCAAGCCCACGCGAAGCACGCTGGCATCATCGACTTCGCGCAGCAGATCGGCGCGATCAAGTTCAGCGAGTCGCTCCAATGCCATGCTGCCATCACCAGCATCCACAACGTCAGCGGCTCGCTCATCAAGTGCGCTCGCCTCCCCGTCGCCAACGGCGAACGCGCCAAGCACTACGCGCACCTCCAGTCCCACAGCGTCGCAGCGTGCGCCGCTCACGTTGCCGCCGTCCTCTCCATCCTTCGCGCCTGATCACACACCACACACTCACACAAGGAACCACACAATGACCACGACTCACACCATCAAGATCAAGACCGACACCAAGATCCTCGTTTGCGCTGCGCTCGTTTGCGACGGCAACACCGTTTCCGAGATCAACATCGAGGGATCGGTTCCCTCCAAGCGCTTCCGGGACACCGTGCGCTGCTTCGACATCAGCCTGTACCACCGCACCGACGGCATGGAGCGTGCAGTCATCAACGCGGTCCGCAACGCCGCGCTGCTGTGGGAGCGTGCCAACCACCGCGTGGACAACGGCATGAGCGACAGCCACACCACCGCCGAGTACGAGGCCATCTGCGAGACCATCCGCGAGGGCATCGCCGCGCTGCTGCATCGCTTCCCCGGCCACGCCTACCTCAACCAGCACGACGCGGCGCAGGGGCTGGCTGGCGGCATCGTCACCGACCTCATCGTCACCACCACCAACGACTGACACACCACAACGCACCACCTAGGAGCAACACCATGACTACCCGTATCACCTACCACGACCTCTCGCTCGCCGTCCGTCGCCTCAACTCCATCGTGCATCCGCACCTCATCAACAACCAGCCCGAGGTTGGTGGCTGGCACAAGTCGCTGCACGAAACCGACCTCGTCGGATCGTTCATCCTTCGCCCGGTCAGCCGAACGTCCTACGCGCTGGAGCGCGTCATCCTGCACGGCAACGTGAAGGACACCGAAGTCGTGTTCCTCGTCAAGGGCAAGCGTGCGATGCTGGACCGCGTCAACCACTACGCCGACGGCGTGCAGCACGCGCTGCTGCACATCCCGCAGCGGAAGCCCAGCCCAGCCGACGCAGCGCCGTACAACGGCCACTACGCCCGGTACATCTGCAAGAACACGCTGGTGAGCGCCTCGGACTCCTGCCCGGTCACGGGCGACGAGTACGGCACGCCAGCCTGACTGTGACTCGCCCTCGCCTCCCGGCTCACGCCGGGGGGCTTGGGCTTGCCACCGTGGCACGCACAACGCACCACAGTTTGGGAGACACGCCATGAAGACTGCCAAGACCATCAAGACCGCCAAGCGCACCTACTCGCCGACCTACTGGAACGGCGATGGCGAACTGCAAGAGATCCACGACGCGCTGTACGACGCGCTGGTTCCCGAGAACGGCTCGGCTCCGACCGCGCACGGCGACGCGCTGCGCTGGATCGACCGCATCTGCTACGAGGCGTACAACAACGGCGGCTACAACGCTCGCGACCGCGACAGCCGCGACGGAGTGCTGTCCGATTGGTACGCCAAGGGCATCGACATCATCGAGGACTTCGCTGACCTCACCCCGAAGGAATGCACGACGCTGCGGAGCGTGCTGGTGTACGGCAACGCCCTGTGCGATGGGCGCAAGCCGATCACGGCTCGCCGCCTCGACGCGCTCATCACCAAGGTCACCCGGCTCGCGCTGCTGGCGCACCTGAAGACCGTCAAGCGCCCCGAGGACGGGAAGACCGCCTGATACCACACCACACCACAGGAGACACCACCATGAAGACCGCCACCGAAGAGACCACGATGCAGCACCTCATTGGACGAATGGGCGCGAAGCCCGACAAGGTCATCTACCACCTTGGCGCATTCGAACTGCACTACTACGGAAGATCCGGCAAGGGTGACGGGGAAGGACGCGCACGGCGAACGCTTGCCAACCTCCATGCATTCATGCAGCGAACTGGGCTGGACAGGCACGGCGCGTACTACCAGCCCATCGGTGGCCGCGACGGCAACGTCGGCGGAATGATTGTGCTGCTCGTCAGCACGTTCGACACCGCGAAGCGTTCCGAAGACACCAACGCCTAACACCACACCACAGGAGAGACACCATGAACATCACCATCACGCGCACGACCTCATTCGCACGCCTCGACCGCATCGAGCGCTACGCGACTCGCGCCCAGCAGCGCCTGCTGGACCGCGCCTTCGCCGAACTCCACCGTTTGATCTCTCGCGACGTTTACGCCGCGCACCGGGCCATGCACCGGGATACCCGCTGCGGAGGCTTCGTCTACACGTTGGAGTACGTCGGCAAGGCTTGCTGGGGCTTGGAGTGGCTCCAGTTCCGCGCTCTGATCATGGGCGGCGCGTTCGGGCTGCGGCTGGCGCGGATCCTGCGCCGAGCCGAGGCGCTGGATGCGGCGCTGGAGACTGTCTCCGAGGAGTACGGAACCCGGGACGGCATGAGCGCCGCCGACTGCGCGGCGTGGTCCGACCGCCAGTACGCCATCGCGTGCTGGGAGGACCGCCACGGCGAGCGCTGGCAGGGGGAATGGTGATGCGCCGGAACCCCACCTACGATGCCCTCCACGGGCAGATCGGATCGCTGGAGGCCGACCTGTTTGCCGCCGCGCTCGACGAGCGCACGGCCAGCCTCCGGGCCTCCAGCATCCGCGCCAAGATCCACCGGGCGACGGTCCTGCGGATGCTGACCGCGCCCGAGCAGGGCGAACTGGACACCCGCCTGACGCTGGTCTTGGAACGCAGATAAGACTGCGAAACTTTGGATCGCTCCCCCAGCCCCGCCGACCCCGGCGGGGCTTTCCATTCCCGGGAACACAAACTTCCGAAGAAGCCGCCGAATTGGTTCCGCGCTGTCTGACTTTGTGCTATAGTTCCTGCACCTCAACACACGCACCGCGTGGTGCGCGTCGCGAGGCGCTCAAGATTGGGAGACAGACACATGGCACACGAACTGCACAAGAACGACGGACTCGCTCTCGCCGACACCAGCGCATGGCACGGGCTGGGGACCGTGGTCAAGGGCGCGATGAACCCGTTCGCCGCGCTGAAGACGGCGGGGCTGGAGTGGACGGTCGAGGAGTCGGACACCATCACGGGCATCTTCAACCCGGGCGAGCAGGGCGAGTACCGGATCTCGACCGACACCGCGAAGGTGCTGGTGCGCTCCGATGACAAGTCGGTCCTCGGCGTGGTCGGCCCGGACTACGTTCCGTTTCAGAACCAGCAGTTGGCCGAACTGGCCTACGCGCTGCGCTCGACGGCTGACGGCAACGCCGAGGTCGAGACGGCGGGATCCATCCGGGGCGGTCGCCGCGTGTGGATGCTCCTCCGTGGCAAGTCGGTGGAGTTCGGCGCTCCCGGCGACGAGACCATCCCGTACCTGTTCATCGCCAACGGCCACGACGGCTCGCTGGCGCTGAAGGCCATCCCCACGGGCATCCGGGTCGTGTGCAGCAACACGTTCCACCTCGCGCTCGGCGCTCGCCGGAACGCCATGTCCTTCCGGCACACGCTGAACCTCAACACCCGCGTCGAGGAACTGGCCCGGTGCATCAAGAACTGGGAGAACACCATCGAGAAGGGCGCGGAGGTCGCACGCAAGATGGCGCGGACCCCGGTCAGCGTCGCGGAGGTCCAGTCCCTGTGGGTCGATGTCATCCAGCGCATCGACGGCGAGATCCCGGCCAGCCCGAAGAACGGCTGGGAGGAGCGCCGCCGCGAGCGTGCGGTGGCCGGACTGGCGCACGCCGCCCGGGTGTTCGACACCGAGAAGCGCGACTACGGGACCAACCTGTGGGTGGCAGCGAACGCCATCACCAACTGGATCCAGCACGCTCGCGCCGAGGAGAGCGTCCGCACCAAGGAGGCGGCAGTCCGCACCTACGCCGCATGGGACGGCACGGTGGCCGACGATGTCTCCACCGCGCTCGACGCGGCAGCGGAACTGGTCGCGTGACCTGACCCCTGCCTGACCCCGCCCCCCGGCCCGTCGCCGGGGGGCTTTCGTTTCCCCACTTCACTTCTCACAACGCTAGGAGATTCCGATGCACACTCTGATCCTGCTCTCGATTCTCGCCTCTGACTTCGTCGTGCCGCTGCCCGGTGGTGGCTGGTACACGGGCGACAACTGGGTCCAGCCGCTCCCCGGCGGCGCGTGGGCGTGGCGCGACGGCTACGCGCTCCCGCTCCCCGGCGGTGGCTGGAACGGCTACGGCTTCGACCGCATCCCCGGCCTGAACCCGGTGAACCCGTGGGGCTTGCAGCCCCAGCCGAAGTACCCCGGCTGCGACGGCCAGCCCCGGCGCTGGCAACCGGATGTGTGGCCCGTCACGCCCCCGGTCACGCCGTGGCCGTACTGACCAGCCCAGTCAACGACAAGCCCCGCGCCAATGGCGCGGGGCTTGTCATTCCACGGGGGTCGCCCGGATCCTCACGATGCCCTTGCGATCCGGCGCTGCTGGGTGGACGGCGATGGTCACCACCCGGATCGCCCGGTCATCCACCCACCAGCCAGCGTCGGTCAGCCCATCGAGGTACGACTTGCACCGGGATAGCGCATTGTCGCAATCGATCAGCCGCTTGGTCGGACAATGCCAGTCGATGAACACATGGGCAGACTCCATAGGCTTCCGAAGAAGTCGGCCTCCGGCGATTCCGAAAGCGACGTATCGATCCGACTTCGCGGTCCGCGAGCGCACCGTCCAATGGCTGCGTGCGTTGGACCCCTGAACCTTGGGCAGCGGTAGTTCAATCGTCCTCGGTGTCGAACTTGTATCGACAGGCATACTCCCCTCCATCCGCGATGTGAAGTCGGTCCTTCTCTGCACGCAGGATGATCGCGGTCAGCCTCTTCTGCGCCGGAACACCGAGCGATGTCATTGGCAGGATCTGACGGAGCGAGAACACCATCTCCCTGATCATGTCATCCATCGAGGCGGCAGCACACGCACGGATCCTCTCACGCTCGATGGCGCGAGCAAGTTCATTCTCTGCGTGCTGCACGCGCTCCCTCGGAGTCATGTCCATCTTGTGGATGAACGATGTCTCGTAGATCTTCATCTGATATCCCTCCCCATTGGAATGCGGATGCCAGCCTTGCGCTTGCGGATGTAATCCACGGCGCACGCCAGCACTCGGGTGGATGACGCAGCGTAGATCTGATTGGCCTGTTCAAGTTCATCGTCGGTCACGTTGGACAGAACATCCTCTGCCCAACGATCCCACTCGGCGTACTCCGAAGGGGTCGGGCCAACGCCCTTCCACTCCTGCTTGACTGGCTCGCTCACGTTCCACGCCTGCGACGTTCGCTGCGCGTAGATCTCCATGATGCGATGAACCTTCGGCTCCTTGTACTGGCCGCTGGCTTCCATCTTGTGGAGTTTCGCAGCCTCCTGCAACTTGTCCTGATGGATCTCACCCCAGCGCTCGGCGCACAGTCGCGCCGTCACATCGTTGGGACACCAGTCAGGCCACAGGCTTGTGATCAGCGACCACGTTTGTAGATATGTCGGCTTCTCCAATTGTCTCTCCCAATCTTCCTAGATCTGTTTGATAGTCATGCGTCTCACGAACAGCGGGGTTGCCTCTCCGACATACGAGCCAACCACGTTGAAGTCCATGAACTCCCGCGCTTCCTCTTCGGTCATCTTGTCACGCTTGGTCAGGATGCGAACGCAGCGCTCGTAGTCATAGACCGAGCGCGTGCGCCCATTCCACTCCTGCGTGAGGCCGAGGAATCCACGGTGGAATCCCTCGGCCAGCAGCACAACGTCCTGTTCGTCGGTCATCCTTCTCCCTCGTAAAGTGCCTTCACGATTGCAGCCTTCAACTGCTCCGGAGTGAACACGCGACCGCGCTCGGACAGTTCGTTCACCAGCATGGTGTTTCGCTGTGCCAGCCTGTTGCATTCCCTGACTGCCTCATCCCGCTGGCGGATGAACGTGTCACGGAGTTCCATCTGTTCACGGCATTCATCCCACAACTTGTTTGCCCTCTTCTGTGCCTCGGTCAATTGCTTCCGGAGGCTTTCAATCTCCTCTCGCGCCTCGCGTAGTGGCTTGCCGGGATCAGCGGTAAGTGCATAGAGTTTGTCGCTCACTTGCCGTCCCCATTCAAGTATGACCACCCGTATTCCTTTGCTACATCATCGGCCCACATTTCGCGGTTGTCCCCAACGACTTTGCAGAGCCGAA